CCCAAGAAATCATTGGAAGCAATTCAAACATTTGAAAAGAGCTTCCAAACTGCAGTGGAAGAAGCAGTAAAATCAAAAATTAAAGGCACTTCCATTAAAATGGGAAATGGCAGTTCTGATGATATTGGAAAATCAATCGCAACAGAAAAAAATTCAGTGAGCAAACCGGAATTTAATCCATGGAAATAGAGGAGGAAAAACAATGAAAGTAGAAAAAGTAAATGCTTTTCAAGGCGAAGTAAATTTCTTGAAAACTGATAAGATTGTCAGTTTTTCGGAAAAAATGTTGAAATCAAAAGGGATTGATGTGAACGGAAGAAAGATTATTAAAGCTGGAACAATCTACCCCGCAAATGATGCAACAGCAAAAGGAATTGTGCTCTATGATGTCGATGTTACAGCAGGAGACACCGTCGGTGCGCTAATGGTGGAAGGTTATGTTATTGCATCAAGACTGCATACGCAGCCGGATCAGGCAGCAAAAACAGCGTTAAAAGAAATTAAATTTGTATAGGAGGTAAAGATATGGGATACGAAGATATTTTTGGAACAGGAGTAATTTTGAATTATCTGAAGGAAAGAAAATACCCCGTCTTTATGGGAGAGTTGTTATTTCCGGAGACAAAAATTCAGGATTTTGATTTGGAGTATATTAAGGGAGCAAACCGATTGCCGGTTTCTGCATCCATCCATTCGTTTGATACGGAATCTGAAATTGCATCTCATGATGCATTGGAAAAGGTAAAACAGAGCCTCGCACTAATCAAAAGAAAAATCAAAATGGATGAAAAGTTATTGATTAAATTGCAGTCTCCGCGAAATTCTGCAGAATTGGAAGCTGCAAAAAAACTATACTTTAATGATGTGGACGATATGGTTCTTGCCGTAAAAACAAGAGTGGAAGCGATGATTATGGAGCTTATTTCAAGCGGAGCTATCACTACAGATGAAAACGGTTTGACAGGTTTGAAACTGGACTATGGTTTAAATTCCAATCAAATTAAAACGCTTGGAGGAACATCAGTGTGGACAGATCCGCTATCTGATCCGCTAAAGGATTTGGATGAGTGGGTTGATGGAATGATAAATGCGGGTGTTGCAATGCCGGCACGTGCATTGACGTCAAATGCAGTTATGTCAGCGTTACTTCGCCATGAAAAAGTGAAAAAGGCAGTATTTGGAACAAATTATGACAAGAGGTTGTCAAAAAATGAGTTGAACGAATTTTTAACAGAACAAGGCTTGCCAAAGTTTGCAACTTATGACCAACGTTACAGAAAGCAAAAAGTAGACGGCACCTACGAAACAAAACGCTTCTACCCAGAAGATAAAATCACATTGATGCCGGAATATGAACTTGGCGAGACAGTATATGGGTTAACAGCAGAAGAAGTGGAATTACAAGGCAAGAGTGAGTCAGAAATTGAAAGTATGGGAAATGTCATCGTGCAAACCTATCGCACAACTGATCCGGTAGCAAGATGGACAAAAGCAGTTGCAACGGCACTGCCTACATTTCCTGCTGCAGGAGATATTCTGATTGCGAAAGTAAAATAGGAGGATAGAGCTATGTTAGTAAAATCAATTCTCGGTGCCATCAAATATGATGGCATCGTATATGGCGAAGGACAGGAGTTTGACATAAAAGAGGAACATTTCAAGTCGCTTCAGGACAATGTAGTTGTTGTAAAATCGGAAGAAACGGAAGGCACTACAGATGAAACGACAGGAACAGAAACAGGAACAGAGGCTGAAACGGATGAACGGATTGACTTTACAGGTTGGACTGTAGAGGAACTTCGTAACTTTGCCAAAGAAGCTGATGTGCCTTTGAAATCCGGTCTTACAAAAGCGGAAATTGTGGCAATTTTGGAAAAAGAAGAATTCAAGGTGGACTAAGACTATGACAGAAGAACAATTAAGAGAATATTGGATTCAATACGCAGAAGGATACTGCAATAATACCTTCGACAGAAATAATCTGCCGGGGGTTGTTCTTCTGTTTATTGACATCAAAGTAAAGCAGTATCGTGATAATCCGGCAGTACAGTCCGAATCCCTTTCCGATATGTCGCAAACTTACTTCGAAAACGGTGCATCGGAGATGGAACTTAGTATATTATCTCCAGTTAGAAAGTTGAGGACTCCGACATGCCTGTAACTGTAAAAATCAATACAGAAAAAATTGATAAACTGAAAAATAATTTGGATGAAATAAACGGAAAGCGAATCAATGTCGGAGTCCTATCATCTGCCGATGGCATGATAAAAATGATTGCAGAAGTAAATGAGTACGGTGCGGTTATTAAACCAAAGTCAGGGAAATATCTTGCAATTCCAGTGTCAAAAAAATACAAAGGAAGAAGTCCTCGTGAGTTTTCCGATCTGTTTACAGTACGAGGAAAATCAGGAGATTTATTTCTTGCAAGGGAAAAAGGAAAAAAAGATTTGGAATTCTGCTACTATCTTGCTACATCGGTAACGATACCTGAGCGTGCATTTATACGAGGTGGATTTGAATCAAGCCGCTCTGAACTGTATGACAAGGCGGAACAACTGATAGAGCAGCTTGCTGAAGGCAAGATAGAGGCACAAACTTTTTTGGACTTTATCGGAAATTTTATGCAAGGGAAAATTCGGCAGTATATGACGGATTTAAGAAATCCGGCAAATGCAAATATTACTGTTGCAGTAAAGGGTTCGTCCAACCCTTTGGTAGATACCGGTCATTTAATTTCGGCAATCGATTATGAGGTGATTTGATGGGATTGTATAACTTTAAGAGATTGATAGCAAAGTACAGCCGAGAGGCTGTTTTTATTTACAATCAAACAGGACATTATGACAAACAAAAAGGCGGTGTCTATGTAATTGATTCTACAATCAAAGAAGAACTCAAACTTGCAGCCGTTGTGCCTTTGTCCGGTAAAGATTTAAGATTTGAAGAGAATGGAAGATATACATCGGACGATAGGAAGTTATATTGCTATAAAAAGATTGAGGTTGGAACAAAGGTAGAGCATAAAAAGCTTGTGTATACGGTCGATAAAGAAAAGGATTATGCCGACTTTGATGATGATTCACACATTTATTTTTTGACAAGGAGTGGTCATGATAACAGAAGATATCAGAAATAAAATAATCGAAAAAATGACAGATATGCTTGGTGTTCCCGTGATTCAAAGCAATCAAACAGAAGACAGACCACCTTATCCATTTGTTGCATATACGATTATTTCCTCAAACACTCCTGAAAGAGGAACGGGAAATTTTTCGCAGGAAATAATTCCATCTTCATCTGGTCAATTTAAAAATGACATCAAAGAAACATTGCAAGAACAACCTCAGTTTCTAATATCCTTTACAACATATGCGGAGAATGATTTAGATGCTGCAGAACTTGCAAGAAAAGTATATGATTTGTTGAAATTCCAACTTTATTATTTTCTAAGATCTATCGATGTAACGGTGATTGAAATCAAAAATTTCGGAAATCGGAGTGTGCTTGAGGTGGATGAATATGAGCGACGCTGTGGATTCGATGTTAGGTTTAGAACGAGTTATAAAATCGAGCGAACGGTTGAAACGGTTGAAAAAGTTGTAACAAAAGAATAGGAGGTAAAAAATGGCACAAGCAAAATTAAAGAGCTTTTATGTCAATATCAGAAAATTGACAAAAGCAGTGTCACAAAAAGGGTTTGGTTTAATCCTGATTGTAGATACAAAAAAAGACTCAGAATACAAGTTATATGATTCTGTATCTTCTGTAAGTGAAGATTACTCTGCAACCACAGAAGTGTATAAAATCGCATCACGAATTTTTGGACAAAAACCATGTCCGATGCAAGTTGCGGTTGTCGGAAAACAGACAGAAGATGCAAATGAAATTACTACTAAATTGAATGAAACAGTCGAAAAACATAATGATTTCTTTTTTGTGACATGTACATCCAATACAGACGAAGTGATAAAGGCGCTCTCAGCTTGGATTGACACACAGGAAAAGATGTACTTTGTAACATCGCAAAACATCGATGTTGCGAAAAGTTTATCGTCAGAAAATACAGTTGTTATGTATCATAACGATAAAGATTCGTATGTTGCAGAAGGTCTTGCCGCAGTCATGGCTACAGGCAAGATTGGTGGCGAAACGGCAAAGTTTAAGACAGTAGTTGGAGTGACGGCAGCCGATGTTACAGCAACACAATTAAAACAAATTCATGACAATCATATGTTCACATACTTGGAGTCATATGGCATTTTGCAAACTACCGAGGGGAAAACAACCTCAGGTGAATACATCGATGTTGTAATAGGAGCGTTTTGGATCCAATTCAAAATGGAAGAAGGACTTGCATATCTTTCGGTTAACTCCAAAAAGATTCCGTACACGAATCAAGGGATTGCACGAATGGTTGATGTATGCAGTCAAGTGTTAAAACGTGCGACTTTTGAGCAAGATATTGTCGATATCGACACAAACGGCAACGCAAAATACAAAGTTACGTTTATTCCAAGAGAAGATACAGATGCAAATGACATCGCGAATAGAACCTACAATGGCATTAAGTGGACGGCGAAACTTGCCGGAGCAATTCACAAAGCAACCATAGAAGGAACTTTAGAATATTAGGAGGTGGGAAAATGATTTCATATGATCCACAAAAAACCAATTTAATCATAAACGGTACAGCAATTACAGGCTTTGCAGACGGCACAATGATTGAAGCAGAGTATAACTCTGATTTTATCGAGCCGTATGTAGGCACACAAGGAGATGTTGCGGTTGCCGAAATTGCAGACCGTACCGGAACAATAAAAATTACTTTGATGCAGACATCTCCGTCTGTAGCATATCTCGATGCGCTGGCGAAGCAAAAAGGAGATAGTGCAGCTTTTGCTGTATCAATCGTCGACATGAACACAAACGGAACAAATGTATCGGGTACAAAAGCAAGAGTAAAGAAACCCGCGACATCAAAATGGGATAAAGAAGTGACAGAGCGAGAATTTGAAATATTTATTGCCGATATGGAAATGAATTAGGAGGAAAAAGAAAATGGATGTAATTGCACAAAAATTAGGAATTGAACAAAAAGAACTGGAAATAAACGGAAAAAAGTATTTGGTACAAAAAATGCCGTTTAAGGCATATTATCAAACTCTTGAGCGGTGTAAAGATACGAACGGGAATCTGCTTCCGTCGAAATTTTATGAAGAAATCATGAAAACTTGTATCATTTCACCAAAAACGACATGGGCAGATTTTGAAAGCATCGAAGAAATCGAGGAGGTTATGACAGAACTCGGCAACTTTCTTACTTCCAAGTCCGAATCAGTCGACAGAGCAGCACAAAGCGAGGAATAAGGCGAAAAAAAATTGGATTATGTGGCGTTTGGTAATGGAGAAACGATTTTCGTACACAGAAGTTTGCAATATGACTTTTGATGAACTTTTGGAAGCTAATGCTGCATTAAATATCTATATTGATATGTTAAACAAACAGATTAAAAAGTGAGGTGATGATAGTGGCGGATAAAGATACCGAAATAAAAATTGTTCTGGAATCAGAGACCAAAGATGCTGATGTGGCAAAGCAGAAACTTGAAGATGTCGGAAAAAGTGCTAAAAAAATGGGAAAAGAGATGGACAACAATACAAAAAAAGTCGGTTCATCTTTTGCTCAAGCCGGAAAAAGTGCTGCAAAATTTGCAGGCACACTAAAGATTACCGGAAAAACGGGGACAGATGCAATTAAAAACATCGGAACTTCTGCTACTGCCACCTCAAAAGCCTTTTCACCTGCTGTGCAGAATGCAAATAAATTTCGCTCGGCAATCGATAAAATCAAAGGAGTTGGAAGATCAGCGTTTGATGGAATCAAATCATCTGTAGACAAGTCTGTAACGGCGCTGAAAAAATTATCTCATCAAAGTGAAATAGCTTCAAGGAAATTGAAAGGAATATCCGAAACATCCGGTAGGATTGGTGATAAGCTGACAACAAGAATCACTTTGCCAATTCTGGCTGCCGGGACTGCAAGTTTTAAGATGGCATCGGACTACGAAGAATCTGCCAATAAAGTGGAAGTTGCATTTAAATCGTCCGAAGGGACTGTGAAAAATTGGGCAAAAGGAACCTTGAAGGCGTATGGTATTGCAGAAGGCTCTGCACTGGATTATGCGGCTCTTTATGGAGATATGGCAACGGGAATGGGTTTATCCACAGGAGAAGCTGCAAAAATGAGCACATCGCTCGTTGGACTTGCCGGCGATTTGTCGTCATTTAAAAATATGAGTTTAGATCGCGTTAAAACGGCTTTAAATGGTATTTTTACAGGCGAAACAGAGGCTTTAAAAAGTCTTGGAATTGTAATGACGGAAACGAATTTGCAAGAATATGCCTTGTCTGCCGGAATCACAAAATCTATGAAATCAATGACGCAGGCGGAAAAAGTGCAATTAAGATACGGCTATGTACTTGCGATGACAAAAAATGCTCAAGGAGACTTTTTGAGAACACAAGGTGGAGCTGCTAACCAAACTCGTATTTTTACCGAATCGATGAAGCAGCTTGGACAAAGTTTCGGGAAATTATTACTACCTGAAATAACACCAATGATAGTCAAGTTGAATGCTCTTGTTCAAAAATTCTCCGAATTACCTGATTCTCAAAAAAAATTCATCATTCGCGCTCTTGCTATGGCGGCAGCAATTGGACCGCTTGCCAAAGGCTTTTCACTTTTAACGGGCGGTGCATCGAGTGCATTAAAGGCAGTGTCTTTTTTTTCCAAATTCAATTTATTTTCTGCGTTTGGAGCAATCACAAAAGGTTTCGCTGCTATAAAAGGCATTGGAGTTGCAGGATTGTTTGGAAAAGCGGGAGGGGCTATTGCAGCCTTCGGAGGAGCTCTTTTACCAATTATCGCTACGATTGCAGCCTTGGTTGCAGCAGGTTATGCACTTTATAAAAATTGGGCAGTCGTAAAAGCAGGAGGAATTGCTTTTGCAAACGAATTACGTGCTAAGTTTGCTGAATTTATGCCATATGCAATCAGTCTATTTAAAGACCTTTGTTCGTTTTTAAAACTAATTTCACCGGGTTTTATGGTCGCATTTGGTACAACCGGAAGAATTTTGAAAGCGTTTGTTATGACGGCGGTTGCTGTTATAGGTAATATCATCAAAGTTTTGTCGGGAGTCACAACTTTTATTAAAGGAGTCTTTACAGGAGATTGGCAAATGGCTTGGAGCGGCTTAAAAAATATTGTTTCCGGAGAGATTGGGATTATTAAATCACTCGTAGGAGGTTTTATTGATATGCTCTTGGCTGTTCCAAGAGCGATTGATTCTGTTGGTAAAAAGATAGGGATTTTTTCTTCAGGTAAGGTCGGTGAGGTTAAATTCGGCAAACCAATCCCGATGAGAGCCGGGAGACCTAAGGCTATTCCTAAATTTGCAGGTGGAACAAATTCCGCACCTGGAGGTTTGGCGTTAGTTGGGGAAAAAGGACCGGAGTTGGTTCATCTACCGGCAGGTTCTGCAGTTAAGACTGCAGGGGAAACAAGCAGAATAATGAGCAACATTCCTGACGCGGGAAAAGTGATTTCGATGTACAGCAGACAAGTTATCAGTCAGCCGGTTGGAACATCAAAATCAAACAATAGCTATGTATTTGCACCGCAAATCCATGTTACCACGAAAAGTGACAATCCGGAAGAAGTGGCAAATGTAACAAATGAAAAGTTGCGAGCATGGTGGGAAAGTATGCTCGATGATGAAGAAAATGTCGGATAGGAGGTAGAAAGATGTTATATAGCAAAATTGGAGAGGTAGAATTCTCCGCAACTACAGAGGAGGATGTAACTTATGAAAGTGAAGTTACAGACCATCCGGTTGAAGATTTAGGTTATATTTCGGACCATGTAAAGCCTCTGCCGATAAAATTCAGTATTGCGGGAGTTGTAGTTGGAGAAGATGCTTTTCCAAAGTTAAAACTCCTTCGAGAATACTGTAAAGGGAAGAAAGTATATAAGTATTGTGGCAGAAACATTTTCTCTAATGTTGTAATCGAAAGCCTTTCAACTTCTCACTCCGGAAGTGTTAGAAATGGTTTTTCTTTCAAAATTTCGTGCAAAATTATTAAACAAGCGGTGTCTAAGCAAATTATAAATCAAGCTGCAGATCCTTTAAAAAAGCAAAAAAACGGAGCGAAAAAAACAGCAACACAAACGAAAAAAGTAAAAAACAAAGGCAAACAGATAAAGACAAAGAGAAAAGTAGATCAGCAGAAAAAACTCGCTGCAGCAAAGAAGTACACGAAAATATTGTCTAAAAATCCAAACAACAAAAGGATGTTTGATAAAGTAGATAGTTATTTGCAAAAAAATAGCGATTTGTCCGGCAAAAGAAAATACGAAAAAATAAAGGGGAGAAATTCGAATGGATCAGTATGGAACAAAAGATTCAATATCTGAAATTAATATCGTATCAATATCAAAAGAGTTGATACCCTATCGATTTTCTTTTGATGTTGATTATGATGGAAAAAAAGATATTGAATTTCTAATAAGGTATAACGCAGAGTACGATTTTTTTACAATGGATTTATATATTGACTCTAAGCCACTTGCATTTGGAGAAAAGTTGATGCTCGGACAAGTGTTATTCCAAGATGTAGACATCCCAAATTTCCCCATTATTATACCATGGGATTTTTCAAACTCATCTACACGAGTAGGATGGGATGATTTGGGAGAAAATGTGATATTGGTGGTGATTGACGATGATTTTTTGGAATAGACGAGCACAATTAATGATTGGAGGGAAAATATATTCTTCCGATGATTTGGACTTTGAATTTTCTGTTCCATTTTCCACAAAATCGGAACCGGATATGACAGAAATTTCCATTTACAATTTATCTCCGACTTCTATTGCAAATATTAAAAAAGGAACCAAGGTGTTCTTAAATGCGGGATATCAGGAAGAAATCGGTTTGCTTGCAAGTGGAGTTGTATCGAAGTTTGGAACTACAATGGAAGGAGTCGATAAAAAAACAACGATAAAAATCGCATCCGGAATCATTGCTTGGGAGCATCAAAAGTTGCAAAAAACATATGCTCCTGGCACAACAACTCAAGATATTTTAAAAGACTTGTTACCTCAATTTGGTGTTGGAATAGGAGATTTACAGCCTACTAAAAACATCACTTATCAAAAGGGACGTACAGTTTCCGGGAGACTAAAGGACATTGTAGTATCCCTTGCAAAAGAATCGGATAGTAAGTTTTATATCAATCAGGATAAAGTGTTTTTTCGAACTAAAAATAAGGGCAATCCGACAGGATTTGTGCTATCCGGCGCAACCGGTATGATAGGAAGTCCTGAAAAAAGTGAAATTGAAAAAAAGGAAGGCTGGAAGGTAAAAAGTTTATTAAACTATCAAATTACAACAGACACTTTGATTCAAATTGAGAGCAAAACGGTTAAAGGGGTGTTTCGGGTTGTAAAGGGAAGACATACATCGGATTGGGTTACGGAAATGGAGGTTGTGGCAAAATAATGGGACGATTGACAGAAATCATAAATAATGCGGTTGAAAACAGTTTGAGTTGTGTAAACACATTGATGTTATGCACAGTAGTATCCACAAATCCACTTGCGATTCAACCTTTCCATGTGCAAAGGCATGTGGATGGGACGATGGAACAACGTCCGTTGATTCAAAATCCAATCAATTTGGACAACAAAATCTATAACAAGGGAGATTTAGTTGTCGTAGGATTTTTGCAAGAAGTAACTGAAGGTGGAGCGACAAGAAAATTTGACATTTCCGATGCAGTTATTTTGGGACAAGCAGGTAAAGCAGGACAATACTCCGGAAATTGTCAATTTGCAAAATATGCAAAAGGTGCGGAGCAATCAAAAACCGCTGCGGGAACAGGCGAACCTCCACAAATGAAAAATATTCCGGATTTAAATGGATCTGATGGAACAAATGAAAGTTGGTGATGTTGTGAAAAGTTTTTTAATCAGAGATGATGATTTAGTTATTCGGGATGGAGAAATGCAAATGGTAGATGGAACAGAAGAAACTTGTCAATGTGTTGAGAGGGCACTTACAACACGACAAGGTGAGTTTTTTTTGGATACAGAGCATGGACTGAATCACGAAGAATTTAAAAAGAAGAATTTTTCAGAAAGCACCATCAAAATGGAAGTAATTGAAACCGTCTTGCAGGAAGAAACAGTGGAAAAAGTAAGCGGCATTGAAATGAATTATGACAGAATCAATCGCTCTGCAAGAATTAAACTTGCGGGTGTTTTGAAAACCGGTACGGAGATTGAAACGGAGGTGAACATATCATCATGAAGGCGGGTTTAGACGAAAAAGGGTTTCGCAGAAAACAATATTCAGAAATTGAAGAAGATATGTTTATTAGAGCAAGGAATTTATTCGGCGAAGACATCAATCTAAGTGTCCGTTCGCCGGTTGGCATTTTCCTTCGAGTTATCGCATGGAGCATCGGACTTCTTTGGCAACTTGCTGAGCAGGTATACAATCAAGGGTATCTTCGAAAAGCGGAAGGAGTTTCCCTTGATTATCTCGTAGAGTTAGCAAATATCAAGCGACATCAAGCAGCAAAGAGTCAAGGAGAGATAAAGGTATATGGTCAGACAAACAAACTAATAAAAGCAGGTTTTTTAGTTTCTACAGCTGGTGGAATAAAGTACAGAACATTACAAGATGCAACAATTGACTCTACCGGATTTACAATAGTTCCAATCGAGGCAGTTGAGTATGGGGAATCCGGAAATGTTGAAACAGGGCTTATCAATAGAATTCTTAATCCGGAAACCGGGATTACAAAAGTTGAAAATCCGGCAGAAACGCACTCCGGGCGAGACATTGAATCTGACTATGAGTTAAGAAATCGATATGAACTGTCCTTTGCAAACGGCGGGAGTGCTACTGTCGACGCTATTCGTGCAAAGGTGCTATCAATCCCATCTGTAAAAAGCGCAATTGTTCTCGAGAACAAAACAATGAACGAAGTAAACTCTATTCCGCCAAAGTCAATCATGGTTGTTGTGCAGGGAGGTACGGATAAAGCAGTTGCACAAGCTATCTTAGACACAAAGGCTGCAGGAATCGATACTGCAGGGGATATTGTGCAGACCGTTCCTGATGCAGCAGGACTACCAAAAGAAATTCGCTTCCAACGTGCAAAAAAGGTTCTGATTTATGTGAAAATTACAGCAAAAAAAGCTCCTACAAGTAATTTAACGGAAGATGCCATCCGACAAGAGGTAGTATCTTATTTTAATGGGTTAAAAATGGGACAAGATGTAGTTTACTCACAACTATTGACATCTCTTTTTTCTAATGTTCAAGAATTGCACGATTTAGATATATCCATAAGTAAAACACAGTCGGATTATCATAAAACAAACGTTGAGATTGAGATATCGGAAATGACTGTACCTGAAATTACGGAGTTGGTGATTTCATGAAAATAGAAAATATGTTAAAAAGATTGACATCCAATTACAATCAATCCTCTTCAGGAAATGTTTACAAACTATTTTCAATCGTTTCCGAAGAACTTGGGCAGATAAAATCTACATTCGACACTATTTCAGATTGGAAAAATTTAGATGCTGCGAAAGGAACAACTTTGGACGAAATTGGGGTGCTGGTTCAGGAGTTAAGAAATGGACAAAATGACGAACAATATCGCTTAAAACTCCGTTTTAAGATGGCGCGAAATAAATCTACGGCAGATATTAACAGCATTATATCAAGTCTATCTCTTATTTTAGGACTACCAAAAGAAGATATCACAATCCATGATAACGAAGAACCTGCAAGTTATAGACTGGTTTTTCCGCTGGAAAAACTGCAGAAAAGTAAAATTAAAACAAATGAAGTTATAGAGCTTGCAGAAAGCATTAGCGCTGCAGGTGTAAGAGTAGTTCTGGAAGTACAGTTTCCGAAAAATAAATTATATGCAGCAACTGCGTTTTTGTCCGGCGAAACAGTGTCTGTCTATCCCCTTGAGTTTGATAACATTGATGTTAATTTTACTGTTCGGAATGGATTGGCACAAGCAATCGGAAGTGAAATAGTAGAAATTGGAGTAAAGGAGTGAAACTATGGCAAAAAAGTATTATAGCACTTTAACAAAAATCGGGTTAAATGCTATCGCAAGAGCCACAACGATGAACGAAAAAGTCAAGTTCAGCAAGTTTTGTCTTGGAGATGCAGAGATACATCCTGATGTTAATACAACAGCACTTGGACACGAAGTGTGGCAAGGTTCTCTTAGTTCAATAGCTGTAGATGAAAATAATCCGAATTGGATTGTTTTGACATGTATTATATCGGCAACAGTCGGCGGATTTACAATCCGAGAAGTCGGCATAAAAGATGAGGATGGTAATTTGCTTGCTGTTGCATCCTATCCTGAAACATATAAGCCTGTGTTGGCAGAAGGAGCCGGAAAAGATTTAATTGTTCGAGTGATTTTAGAAGTATCCAACACAGAGTGTGTTGAATTAAAAATCGACCCTACAGTATCTTTAGCAACAAGATCTGATTTGGAAGAGATCGAAAAAAAGAAAGCAAATAAAGAAGAAGTAAAAAAGTTAGAAAAGAAAGTAGAAGATGCTGAAAAAAAAGTGGAGACAGTTGAACGAAAAGTCGCAGAGGGAATTGAAAGTTCAGATGTTTCTTCCAAGCCAATAGAATTTGTAGAAGTATCAACAAGAATCTTGCCACAATCTGGGGATAGTATAAAGACGATTGTCGCCAAGGTTACAAAGTATCTAAAAGAATTGAAGACAGTTGCGTTTACTGGTAGGTATAGCGACTTAACAGGCGTTCCTACAAGTTTCACTCCGGTCACCCATTATCATGACGATAGGTATTTGGGCAAGACTTCGAAAGCGTCTGACAGTTATAAATTGGATGGTTATAATAGCAGTTACTTTGCAAAAAGTAGCGAGGTGGGACAATTACAAAGTCTTAGCACGTCATCTAAAGTTAATTTAGTTAGTGCCATAAACGAGCTTTTTCGATTGTCCGTTGATGGCAAACAGAGCCACATCAACGGCATAAATAGATTGCTTGGCTCAAGTAGTGGTTTGACTACAAATAGCAGTTGGAATGATATCAAGTATTGGTGGGAAAGCAAAGTATTTTTTGCAACACTTGCCAAAAAAGAAATTTTGATTGATAAAATTTTGAATAATGTTGATGCGCATAACATTACGCAAGAACTTCCCACTGCAAAGCTTTATAAAAAATTTGCGAACAACATCAATAATGAGTTTGAAATTTACAGAGGACCAGCTCGAGTTGTTATTCTTTGTTCTCATAGAGTCAGGGATTATGACGGTGCGCATATAAGTAGTATTTATACAAAAAAAACAAATGAAAATCTTGATATAAGTGCGTATAGTCGAGTTTATAGGAACGTATATAACGGAAATAGGTTCAAGATATATGACAGAATTACTCTGCTTCATGAGAATTTAAAATACTTTACTTTAGCTTATGATAGAGATATTAAGGCTTTTAACAACAATGTGGTAGTTTTTATCAGGAACAACGAATTTTCGATGAATTTATATGGAGACCGATTACAGTTATCAAATGACGGTGTTTTTGCTGTCTATACACTAGATGAAATATAAGGAGGCAAACTATGAAAATATTAGTAACTACGATGCAATCCGGAGCAGATGTGAAAGAAATCGTTTCTACACATATGTTGCCAGATGAAAGCGAAAACATCAAACACGAACTCATAGAGTTAGTGCCATTATCTGAAAAAGCAGGCTACACACAAGAACTTGTGTATGACAAAGAATCTAAAAGTTACAAATTCAATTATGTAGAAATCCCAAAATCAGAAGAAGAACTGACTTTAGAAGCACTGAAAGAACAGGTGCGAAAAGGTCTGGATTTGTCGAGTATGACGGACGAAGAGTTGCAGAAGAAAATATATCTGTTTGACAATTACAGACAAGACGAAGAATATGTAGTCGGTAGTTTAGTTAAACATTTAGGTAAATTGTATCGCTGTAAGAAAAAGCACAAATCAAACTATGAATCTTTACCACAATTAGGGGATGAATTTTGGGAGGAAATCAACCCAAAAGGGAAAAAAGTTGAACATCCTAAGGATGTGCCTTTTTACTCCAATGACATAACCTACAATCAGGGCGCTTTGGTTATGTATTATGGTAAGGTTTATGAATCTTTAGTAAGACAATCAGGGCAGAACCCTGAATCATCCCCAAAAACATGGAAGTTAAAATAGCAGGAGAGTGATTTAGGGATTAGAGAGGTGATGATATGGCAGAAAAACTAACAGAAGAAGAACAAGAATTATTAGAAAAACATAGAGCAAAACAACAGAAAAAAGAAGAGGATTTTTCTAAAAAATGGATTAGAAGATTATTGTTGTTTACAGTTCTTTTTGTTGTCGTGATTTTGGTTTTATTTTGGAAAACAGGAAATGAACCGAGTGTATTAATCGGCTCTGTATTTGCAATGATTACAGGCGAATTATGGAGTATGGCAACGATTAAGAAAAAGAAAATAGAAAGGAAAAATGAAGAATGAAAAAAGAATATTTTGAGTTAATTACAATGGTATTAAAAGTATTATTATTAGTTATGTCTATCTGGGTAGTACCACATGCGAAAAAGTACATCCAATCCTCTACCACAAAAGAACAGCGAGAAAATGCACTTTTTTGGATTAAGCAGGTTACAAAAATTGCAGAAGAAGTATACAAGTCTAAAGGTGCGGGAGAGCTTAAAAAGCTGTATGTGATTGAGTGGCTGGAAAAGAACGGAGTTAGGTTATCAGAGGAGCAGTTATCAATATTGATAGATATGGTTGTTGCAGAGTACAACAAAAATGGTTGGAATTTATTAGAGTAGGTGATAAAAATGGATGTTACGAAAGCATGTAGGAATTTAGATGAGCTATTACCCGAAGTCAAAAAGGGAGCAATCCTCTTCTTAGATGAGTGTAAAAGGAATGGTTTGAATGTACTTGTAACCGAAACTTATCGAAGTCAAGAAAGACAGGATTATTTGTACGAGCAAGGGCGCACAAGACCAGGTAAAAAGGTTACCTGGACAAAAAAGAGCAAACATAGCTCGCGAAGAGCGTTTGACATCTGTAAAAATGTCAAAGGACACGAGTTTGATGATAGTACTTTTTTTAAAAAGTGTGCAGATATCGCTATAAAATTAGGCTTCACGGCAGGTTACTACTGGGACAAGCAAGATATGCCGCATATACAGCTTGACACAGGAAAAAGTATAAAAGAACCATCAAAAAAAACTGGAGGAATTTATATGAAAGAGAAAGTAAAAGTTACTTTTGCAGGGAAGACAGTAGAAGTAGAATGTATCAATGACAGCGGTCATAGATATATGCAGTTACAGGACTTTTGGAAATTTGGACATAAGATTTCCGGGACGGACCAAGAAGTGGTAATTGAAAAATTATAAAAGTAATTCAAGGCTATATAGTAAAGCAGCTTAACAATAAAGCTACTTTACTATACAGCAATGACCATAACAATAACAAAAACAAAAAAAGAAAAACAAGAAAATCACAGATATGAAAATAGGAAGGTGTGATTTTTTGTTGAAAGTAATTGAATTATTTGGAGGAATCGGTGCATTTACAAATGCTTTACACAGACTAAATATTAATCATGAAATTGTAGATTATGTCGAATCGGATAAAAATGCAGTTGCTGCATATAATGTGTTGTACAATCAATCTTTTAAACCTTGTAGAGTAGAGCATTATAATTTACCAAAAGGTAAAAAGATTGATATTTTAATGCATGGAAGTCCCTGTCAAGACTTTAGTCGTGCCGGTAACCGCGCTGGTGGGAAAAGGGGAAGTGGTACAAGGAGCAGTTTGTTATTCGAAACGATTAGGATTTTAGAGGAAAGTAATATCAAACCAACATGGGTTATTTGGGAGAATGTCAAAGCGGTGTTAGACAAGAATTTTAAAAATACATTTGATATATATCTATCAGAAATGGAAAGCCTTGGATATTATAGTAAATATAAGGTGCTAAATGCCTATGATTTCGGTATCCCTCAAAAAAGAGAGCGAATATTTGTCATCAGTTGCCTTTATAAAAAAGATTTTTCCTTTGAGAATCTCTGTAAATTTAAACCTCCAAGTATAAGGAAGTTTTTAGAAACTTGTGTTCATGAAAAATATATTGTATCACAAAAATCTATTTTATCTAAAATAAACGGAACGAGTACATCTTCTTTTAAAGGACGGGCAAGAATTATAGATGATTTTTGCTACACGATACTTACAAATCAGGTGACGATTCCTAATGCGGGTTTTGTAAGAGTATCAGATGGTAAATATAGATATTTGACGGAAAAAGAATGCTGTAGATTAATGGGTTTTTCTAATAGAGATTACGCTCTGTTATATAAAATTTTCAAACCAAGAAAAGAGCATTTAAAATCATCTATTCTATACAAGTTATTTGGAAACAGTATTGTTGTAAATATTTTAATGGAAATTGTAAAAGAAATTGAAAGAGTAGAGAAACTATAAAAAAGAAAAAAATAAAAAAATAAAAAACTATTCAAACACTATTAAAACATGATTAAAAATATTGAAAGGAGAATTAAAATGGATAGTTTTTTAAGTTGGATAGGCGGGAAAAAATTATTGAGAAAAACAATTACTCAAGAATTTCCGTCAAATTACAAAAAGTATGTAGAGGTATTTGGTGGTGCGGGATGGGTCTTATTTTATCAAGAAAGAAAAGCTCAGGAAGTGTATAATGATTTTAATAGCGACCTTGTAAATTTGTTTAAATGTGTTAAATATCATGCGGAAGAGCTACAAAGAGAGCTTAATTTTATGTTAAATTCGAGGGCTCTATTCGAAGAGTATATGAGTCAGTTGCAAAGTAAAGGACTGACAGACATTCAAAGAGCCGCAAGATATTTTATTTTGATAAAAACGAGTTATGGATCGAAAGGAACACATTATGGAGCTGTTAGAAAAAATGTCGAGAATCTAAAGGAATATCTCTCTTCTGTGCAAAAAAGAC